AACCTCCAGGGGGCGAACCTCCAGTGGGCGAACCTCCAGGACGCGAAACTCCAGTGGGCGAACCTCCAGGACGCGAAACTCCAGGGGGCGAAACTCCAGTGGGCGAACCTCCAGGGGGCGAACGTGGACATGGCCGTTTGGCCGCTCTGGTGCGGGTCGCTGGACGCCAAGATCGACGACCGGATATTTCGCCAGCTCGTCTTTCACGCTGCCCGCGCCGGGAAAGAGATCGAAGACCCCGCCATCAAGCGGCTTCTCAAGCTCAAGTCGTTCCGGGATGTTTGCGCTAAATTCCACCGCTTCGACGAGGTCGGTGGCTTCGAGGGGAAGAAATCATGAAGCTCGACCAAACGTTTATGCTCCGCGCCGTCTCCGGGCTGACTGACCTGGCCGTCGAGACGCACGAAGAAGCCGATCGGCTGGAAAAACAGCTCCAGACACAAATCAAAGTCAACCAGGAGGAAAGAGCCAACCACAACGCGACAATCACAGTCGCAAACGATCGGCTGAAAAAGATCGAGACACTGGAATCCAACGAGGCTTTTCTCCAAGAGGTGAGACAGGCCCAGGGGGAGACGATCCGCAACCAACGCGACCGCATCCAGGAGCTTGAGGGCAAGCTCGGCAAGACCAAGGCCAGCCACGATACCGCGCTCGCCACGCAACTCGACCGCGTTGCTGAGCTTGAGGACGCCCTGCGCCAGCGCAACAAGGCCATCTATGAGTTGCAGGCCGAAAACAACCGCATGGCGCTTGCGATCAAACGCACCGCAATCCACGTGCATCCCAAAGGAAAAACATCCAACCCCAAGAAAGGATAACGCCATCATGACCCGTGAACAAAGCGACAAGCTACTGGAGTCCGTCCAACAAGAGACGGCCGCCCTCATCGCCTCGAACTGGTCGGACATCATCGTCGACCTGGAGAAGGTGAAAGACATCACCGTCTCCGTCAAGTCGGAGCTCGAACTCAATAGCACCAACGCCATCCACACCGAGAAGCTGGAGTGGGAGGTCAAGACCAAGCACAAGGACGAAGGCGAGCCGGTCGTCATCGACTTCCAGTACCAGCCCGACCTCTTCCACCAGCAACCAAAAGGATAAGCATCATGGATTTTCTCACCGCAAGCAGAATGGGGGCGTTTCTCGCTTGCCCCCGCAAACACTACTGGGCTTACGAAGTCGGGTTGAAGCCCGTCGCCGAGGCCAACGCCTTGCGCTTCGGCACGGCTTGGCACGCCGCCTTGGAGGCCCTCGCCCTGGGCAAGGAATTGGCCGACGCCTTCGACATAGCCACCGAGGGAAAGGAGTTCGACGAGGTGACGCTGGCGACGCTCTCGGCCATGCTGGGCGGCTGGGCGAACTTCCCCAAGGCGCGGTTCGAGGCCGTCGTGGCTTCCGAGTTGGAGTTCCACCTGCCGCTCACCTCCTCCAAGCGTTTCGCCCTGGCCGGGAAGCTCGACCTGCTGGCGAAAGTGGAAGGGCGGCTCTGCCTGGTGGAGAACAAGACCACCAGCGACAGCGTCGAGCCGGGCTCCACCTATTGGGAACGCCTGCGGATGAACCCGCAGATACTCCAGTACGTGGACGCGGCCCGCCGCCTGGGTTACGAGATCCAGTCCATCTACTACGCCGTCGCCAAAAAGCCGGGCATCAAGCCCAAGGAGATTCCCCAGCTCGACGCCGACGGCTTCAAGGTCGTGATCGACAACTCCACCGGCGAGCGCGTCATGCTCGGTAGCGGCAAGCCCCGGCAAGCGGCGTTCGACGACACCCAGACGCTCGTCAGCCGCACCGAGACCGCCGAGGAGTATGGCGCCCGTCTCGCCGCCGACATCGCCGCCCGGCCGGAGTTCTACTTCGCGGTTCGGGAGGTGCCGGTGCTGGACCAGGAGCTCGACGAGTTCCTGTCCTCCCGGACGCAGATTGCCCGGATGATCCTCGATCGCCGCCGCGCCCAGAAGACCAGCGGCCGCCCGGAGAACGCCTGGCCCCGCAACATCGCCAAGATGGCCTGCGGAACCTGCCCGTTCGTCAATTTCTGCCTCCAGTGCGTGGAGGTCAACATCCCCAACCAACTTCCCTCCGGCTTCCGCCTGGGGGACAAGCACGAAGAGCTAACCCAAACCGAGGAGAACGCCCAATGACCGCCCCCGTCCCCACCATGCCCCCGCCGAAAGCCCCCGCCGTCGCTGGCGGGCTGCGCTTCAAACCCATCAACACGTCCGGCGGCCACCGGGTCGTCCTCTACGGCCCCGGCGGCATCGGCAAGACCACGTTGGCCTGCATGAGCAAGGCGCCCGTGGCCTTCTTCGACCTCGACGACTCGCTCGGCCGGCTGCTGCCGCAACTCCAGGAACTCGGCGTCGCCGACAACATCAAGCCCCTTGACTGCCCCGACTGGAAGGCGTTGCGCGACGCGCTCCGCTCCCCCGGCTGGGACGGAATCGGTACCATCGTCATCGACTCCGGCACCCGGGCGGAGGAGCTCTGCGTCGAGCACGTCATCAACACCATCCCCCACGAGAAAGGGGCGCAAGTCAAGATCAAGTGCCTCGACGACTACGGTTGGGGCAAAGGCCCCGGCCACCTGTTCGACGCCTTTCTGCCGCTGCTGGCCGATCTCGACGCCCACGCCCGACAGGGGCGCAACGTCGTTATGCTCTGCCATGACTGCGTCTCCAATGTCCCCAACCCCAGCGGCGACGACTGGATTCGATACGAGCCCCGCCTGGCGGCGCCGAAGTCCGGCAAGGACTCCATCCGCCTCCGCGTCCGGGAATGGGCCGACCACGTCCTGTTCTACGGCTACGACGTGGCGGTCAAGGACGGCAAAGGCAAAGGCGGCGGCACCCGCACCGTCTACCCGGCGGAACTGCCGCACTGCATGGCGAAATCCCGGACGTTGAGGCAGCCCGTCCCGGTCGCCGCCCCGTCCCCCGAATTCTGGGAGCTCGTCCGCAATGGTCAGCAAGCCTAGGGAACCCCAAACCGTACCTGAGAATTTCAACCCCATCGCCTGGCTCAAGTATGGCCGGGCGGTGACCATCAACATAAACTTTAGCCAAGGAGCCTTCCAAATGCTTCCAGTCCCCGGAACCTACCAAGCCAAGACCGTCGAGACCACCGTCTACCAGAAGGACACCGGCGTCGTCATCATGGCCGCCGTCTTCGAGACGGCACCCGACACCACTATCACCGGCTACTTCACGCTCGTACTCAAGGACGGCAGTATCTCAGCCAAGACCGTCGAGAACCTCCGCAACGTCTACGGCTGGGACGGCCAGGATTTCTTTTGGCTGGACGAGACCGACCTCTCCGGCGTCCCCGTCCAAATTGTCGTCAACGAGGAGCCCGACCTGAAAGGCGTCCTCCGTCCGAATGTGAAATGGCTCAACCGCCCCGGCGAACACGGCGCCACCCCGGCGAAGATGGAGAAGGCCACCAAAGATTCCCTTCGAGCCAAGTTCGGGGCGCAACTCCGCGCCATCGCCGGGACGATGACGACGAAGCCCGCGCCGAAGCCCGCACCGCCCAAGCCGTCCATGCCCCCCGCTGTCCAGTCGGCGGAGGTCAACTACGCACCCAAAGGCGCACCCGTCGCCCCCTGCACCATGCCCGAAGCCTGGGCGGCCTTCTGCGACGCTTCCGGCGGCAAGTGGACGCAGCCGGGGCTCAGCCAGGAGTGGTTCGCCGCCGTCGCGGCCCTTTGCGGCAAAGAGCAGACGCAGGTCACGCCGGAGGGCTGGGGCGCCTTCGTCGCCGCCGTCAAAGCGGGCTACTTCAACGACAAGGTGGCGGTATGAGGCTGTCGCTCGACAAGATTAACTGCGGGGCTGGCACACAGCCCCGCGCCAAACTCGACCCCGAGGTCGTGGACGACTACGCCGCCGCCATGGCCGACGGCGTCGAGTTCCCGCCCTTGGAAATCGTCACCGACGGCAGCGATAACTACCTGACCGACGGTTTCCACCGCTACTTCGGAGCCCGCCGGGCCGGAAAGGTGGACTTCGAGGCGAACGTGAAGCCCGGCGAGCTCTCCGACGCTATCTGGGCGTCGCTCGCCGCCAACGCCCGCCACGGCCTCCGCCGTGGCAACGAGGACAAACGCCGCGCCGTGGAGTCGGCGTTGCGCCTCAAACCGGACATGTCGGACCGCGCCCTCGCCGCCCATTGCGGCGTCGGGCATTCGCTCGTCGCCATCGTCCGGGCGGCTCTCCATGGCCCGCCCCAGGTGACTGAAAAGACACCCGCCGTGCCTCCCGTCCCGACCGCCCCGCCGACAAGGACGGGGCTCGACGGCAAAAGCTACCCCATGCCCGTCCCCAAGCCCCCCAAGGCCCCGCCCGTCCCCCGCGACGGCATCGGCCGGCGGGTTCCGGCGCACCTGCTGGAGCTCTGGAACCGCAAAGGCGAGCCGGAGGAGCTGTTGCGCCAGCTCGCCCACGTCCGGGCCACGGTGACGAAGCTCCAGGAGGCGGGCGACCAGCTCTACGCCGAGGTGAACGCCAACAGCGCCGTCCTCGACCTAGGCAACGCCTACGCCTCGCTCAAGGTAGCCGTCCCGTTCGCCGTCTGCCCCTACTGCAACGGCGTCCCCGGCGGCTGCAACACCTGCGGCGGGCGGGGCCTCGTCAGCAAGCACCGCTGGGACACGGCCTGCGCCCAGGAATACAAGGACAAGGCCATCCAGGAGGCAAAGGAATGCAACTAAGAGATTATCAGACCGCCGCCAGCCTGGCCTGCGTCGACGCCTGGAAAGCCTGCCAGTCAACGCTGGTCGTCTTGCCGACCGGCTGCGGCAAGACCGTGCTTGCCGCCGACATCGTGCGTCGCCGCTTCCCCGCCCGGACAATGTTCCTCGCCCATCGCGAGGAGCTCATCTTCCAGGGGAAGCGCACCATCGAGCGCATGACGGGCTTCTCCGTCGGGGTGGAAATGGCCGAGCAGCGGCTCGACGAGCAAAACTCCGGGCTCTTCGGCCACTCGCATGTCGTCGTGTCCTCCATCCAGACGCAGAACGCCGGGGGCGACGGCGCCGGGCGCATGACCAAGTTCGACCCGATGCAGTTCGGGCTGCTGGTGATCGACGAGGCGCACCACGCCACCGCCGACTCCTACCGGCGGGTGATCGACTACTACCGCCAGAACCCCGACCTGAAGGTCCTCGGCATCACCGCCACCCCCGACCGCGCCGACGAGGAGGCGCTCGGGCAAATCTACGAGTCCGTCGCCTTCGACTACGAGGTGACCGACGCCATCGCCCAAGGCTGGCTCGTCCCCGTCCACCAGCGCATGGTCACTGTCGGCACGCTGGACTTCTCCGGCATGCGCACCACGGCGGGCGACCTCAACGGCGCCGAGCTCGCCGCCCTCATGGAGGACGAGCGCAACTTGCAGGAGATCGCCGCCCCGACCATCGACATCGCCGGGGACAGGAAGACGCTCGTCTTCGCCGCCAGCGTAAAACACGCCGAGCGGCTCGCCGAAATCTTCAACCGGCACCGGGGCGGCTCCGCGGCGTGGGTTTGCGGCAAGACGCCCACCGACGCCCGTCGCCAGACGCTTGCCGACTACCACGAGGGCAAAGTCCAGTTCCTGGTGAACGTCGGCTGCTTGACCGAGGGCTTCGACGAGCCCGCCGTCGGCCTCGTGGTCATGGGCCGCCCCACCAAGAGCCGGTCGCTCTACGCCCAGATGGCCGGGCGCGGCACCCGCCCGCTTCCCGGCGTCGTCGACGGCCTCGACTCCATCACCGAACGCCGCGCCGCCATCGCCGCCAGCGCCAAGCCCCACGTCGAGATCCTCGACTTCTGCGGCAATTCCGGCCGGCACAAGCTCATCAGCACCGCCGACATTCTCGGCGGAAAAGTCTCGGAGGAAGCGGCCGAGGCCGTCCGGGAAAAACTCAAGGAGGCGGGCGGCCCCGTGGACATGGAGGAAGCCATGGCCCTGGCTGAGATGGAAGTCAAGGAGAAGAAGCGCCGGGAGGCCGCCAGCCGCGTCAAACTTGTCGCCAAGGCGCAATACCACGCCCAGACCGTCGATCCCTTTGACGTGTTCAACGTCCCGCCCCGGCGTGAACGCGCCTGGGACGCCGGGAAGTCGCTCACGGAGAAACAGCTCGCCGTGCTCGACAAGGCGAAGATACCCTATGCCGGGCTGTCCTACACCCTGCAAAAGCAGTTGCTCGACGAGCAGTTCCGCCGCTACGACAACGGTCTGGCCACCTACGGCCAAGCGAAGGTTTTGCAGAAGTACAACTTCCCCGGCGACGTGTCCCGCGACGAAGCCAAGCGCCTGATCGACGCCATCGTCGCCAACGACTGGAAACGTCCGGCCGGATTGGAGGTGCAAAATGCCCCCCCGTTCTGACTGGGATCACGTCACCCGGAAGCGCCCATGCCCCATCTGTGGCAAGCCCGACTGGTGCAGCGTCAGCAAGGACGGACTTATGGCCGTCTGCATGAGGAACCCCGGCGGCAAGCGGCTGGACTGTGGCGGCTGGGCTTACCCCCTGGGAGAGCGGAAGGATGCTCCCTGTTGCGCTCCCCGCCCCGCCCCGACACCGGAGCCGGAGGAACCCGCCCCCGACTTCCTGGAGTTCGTCGCCGACTGCGACGAGAACACCCCTTTGGCAATTGTCGACCAACTTGCTAGGGAATTGGGGTTGCCTGTCCCGGAGTTCAGGAAGATGTGTTATGGCTGGTCGAAGCGGCACCAAGCCTGGGTGTTCCCGATGCGCTCCCCGGAACGGCAGGTGATCGGCGTCCGGCTGCGCTCTCCCGACGGACACAAATGGGCGGTCAAGGGCTCGCGCTCCGGCCTCTTCTTCCACCCGCCGGAGTTCAAGGGAAAGCCTGGCCTGGTGTTGGTCTGCGAAGGCCCGACCGACGCCTGCGCCGCGATGGCGTTGGGCTTCCGCGCCGTCGGCCGCCCCGCCTGCCGCGGCTCGCATGAGCAATTGCTGGAGTTCTTCCGCCTCCATGGCGGGACGCCGGTGATCGTCTCCGACAACGACCCGTTAAAGACGCGCCCCGACGGCACCACCTACCGCCCCGGTCAGGACGGCTCCCTGGCGTTGTCGGAGGCGTTACCGCTCCGGCACAAGCTCATAATCCCCCCGGCCAAGGACATCCGGGAATGGCTCAATACCGGGGCGACCCCGGTCATGGTCGAGTCCCTCATCAACAACTCACCTTACAGAACAGGGAAAGCATTATGAGAATCGCATCGTTCGACTGCGCCACCCACACCGGCTGGGCCTTGATCGAGGACGGCAAGATCGTCGAGTCCGGCACCATGGACTTCAGCAAGCGCCGCGGCGAGAGCAACGGCGTCATGTTCCTGCGCTTCCGGACCTGGCTGAACGAGTTCGCCTACCAGAACGTCAAAGTCGTCGCCTGCGAGAAAGCGCACCACCGGGGCGGCGCCGCCACCGAGATCGGCGTCCACCTCTTCTGCTGTGTCCAGGAATTCTGCGCCGCCGAGCATTACGAATTCCTCCCGCTGCACACCGCCGAGATCAAGAAGTTCGCCACCGGCAAGGGCAACGCCGGGAAGCCGGAGATGATGGAGGCCGCCGAGAAGAAGCTCGGACGCCCGCCGCTCGACGACAACGAGGCCGACGCCGTGATGATCGGCCTCCTCGCCGACCAGATGCTCAACCCGAAAAGGAAAGGCGGCCCCCGGCAGGTGCCGGAATGAAGCCTAAATCGATCCGCACGGAACACGGCCTCAAGATCGGTGAGACGGAATTTACCTACCTCCACGGCGACGAGAAAGGTTTGTCGCTGGAGCTGTCGACGCCGTGGCTCGTGGAGCACGGCGGCGGGGCGTTGACCATACGGGTGACGCCGAAGGGAAGGGTCAGAATCTGGAACCACAAACTGGAGCTGAAGAAATGACGCACGAACTCAAGATCCACAACGCATACTTCGAGGCCGTCAAGTCCAGTGCTAAGACCTTCGAGGTGCGCAAAGACGACCGGGGCTTTGCCGTCGGCGACACGCTGCGGCTTGTGGATCTCGACAACGACGAGACGCTAGAGCGGGAGGTCGGGTACATCCTGCCCGGCGGCCAGTACGGGTTGGCGGAGGGCTATGTGGTGCTCGGACTGCGCCCAGTCGGCAAGCTCTACGCGATCAAGTCACTGGAGTGGAAACACTTCTATGGAGGGTGGATCGCGCATACACCTCTCGGATATGTTGTCGTTACGCCATCCGGGGGGAAACACGGTTGGTCAATAACTGGGCGACTTGTTAATGGCGAAACCACAAGAGTAAAGGGAGGCATCGCCGCCGCCAAGTCAGCAGCCTGGGACGCCTATGTCTCCAGGGTCGAGCAGGCGCTGGAGGTGGTCAGGTGAGCGACGACCATCGCAGCTGTCAAGGATTCCTTGACAGCTCGCGAATAAGCGAGAAAACAATGGCACGTGTCGCATCTGGTGACGCAAAACTCAATGAACGCTCAGGATGGAACGCAAACACCTTGGCCGGTTTTATCAACACGCTCGTGAAAACCGGGAGAGTTGAAGTAGGATGGCGGGAGTGCTGCGGCAAAACCGATTCGACCATGTACCAGCATCGGGAATGGGTAAAAATTGTCTCGATGTTGCGCAAAGATGGGGTGGTTGTCAATGAGGAGCAAGTGAAGCACAAGAACGCCTATGCCACAAACAATGGCGGGTTTTGGAATAGCATAATTTACAGCGTGCAAGAAGAGAAAGGGCTGAGGAAATGAGCGAGAATATGGATAAAATCCGTATCGCCGCGTACAAACTCATGGCGGCGGTGAAAAATGAAAAGGTAGTGCGTGAATGCTGCTTGGGAATATCAACAAGAAGCAAGATGCGGGAATGGGACAACGCCGAGAAACTGACGGAAGCCCGCATGGAAGAACTGAGAAAAGCGTTGAAGGAGGTGTGGAAGTGAGCGAACGTGATTTTGTGGCGTCGGAGGTGCATGAGTTGGAGTTTTTGCTCCGGCATGTCCCAGAGGGGGACGTGATCGAGCGTAAAGGTTTCGAGGAGCGGTTGGCGGAGAAAAGAAAGGAGTTGGAGGAGATGAAAAACTCACAGGAAAGGGACAAGGGAATGAGTGAGAAATACAACTTTGAGAATTGGCGCCTTTGGGAGTGCGCCGACCCGAGAGACAGCCGTTATGGTTGCTTCGAGATACTCAAGCCGTGGCCGGAGATGAAACACGGGATAAGCATGGTTTCCCGTGGCGCGTTGCCAGACCCGGAGGAAAGCCTCGCCCTAGGCAGGCTGCTCCATTCCGCCCCCGACCTCGCCCGCGAGAACGCCGAACTGAGGGAGATGCTGGAGAGGATCGTGAAGGCGGATGCCGCCGTGGGCAGGGAGATGCTCGACGGCTACACCGTAAGCATTCACGGCGCCCACTACGAGCGGGAAAACGCCATCGGCGCCGCCCGTGGGCTGCTGGCGGGGAAGGGGGAGAGATGAAAATCTATATCAGCGGCCCCATGCGGGGCATCGAGGACTTCAACCGCCCGGCGTTCGATCGGGCGGCGGAGCAACTGGAGCGCGAAGGCCACCGCGCCTTGAATCCCGCCATGCACCCGGACGGATGGACACAGCGCGAGTACATGTTGATCGACCTGGCCATGGTCGCGGCGGCGGAACGGGTGTTGATGTTGCCGGGCTGGGAGAACTCCAAGGGCGCCAAGGCGGAGAAGGCGTTCGCTGAGGCCATCGGGGTCGAGGTGGCGTTCACCGCGGGGGCGGGGAACGCGTAATTTACGCGTAAACATCTCGTAAAAAAAGAAGCCCCTCCCGGAAGGGCCACAACCGGGAGGGGCGGGGGGAACGGCTTGCGCCGCTATTTTCTATTGGAGCCAGCGGCCGGACTCGAACCGGCGACCTTCGCATTACGGGGGCATTGCTCTACCAACTGAGCTACGCTGGCTTGTTCATCCTATGACTTGCTTACCAACTCTCTCGCCTCGGCGATGGACCTGGCCGTGTGCTGCTTCCAGACCGCGCCGCCGCCTAGCCGGACTGCCAGCCACATCGCCTTACGCCGCCACCAGGGGACGCCGAGCTGCGCCATGAACTCCAGGAACACGGCGTCGCACTTGACCCGCGCGAACATCTCCGAGGCGTAGAGGGCGTCATGCAGCAAGGCGGCGGGGACATACTTGCCATTCATCGGGGCGCCGACCAACCGCCAGAAGAACCGCGGCACGCTCGCCCCGTCCCAGCGGAAGCCAGGCAGGATGGTGATCTTGGCGTCGAGGCTCTCCACGACGAACGAGACCGGGTCGTGCAGCTCCGAGAAGGTCTCGTCAAGCCACTTGTCGATTATCGCCCCTTCTTGGATAATCATCTTCCAGCTCCCACAACGCCTTGTTTATGTCCCACGGCAACCCCAACTCTTGGCACTTGTCCCGGCACTCGTCGAATATCTGATCCATCTCGTCCATTTAGTCGATGGAAACCTCCAGCCAGTCCTCGCAAAGCATATCGCTTTGCGAGGCGAGCCATCCGGTGAGAATAGCTTTGCGCCCAGTGCTGTCATGCGTGAACATGCAGACTGTACCCAGTGCGGAAATCGTGCCGCCGTTGCCTTCAGCCAACCCCTTGAGGACTGGGTCTTTGCACCACTCAGCCTTGACTTCGACGGCGGGCTTGAGCCACAGGAACATGCCTTTACCGTTCCACCCCTGGCGGGCAACACGTTTTCCAGCCTTGAGCGCCTCAATGGCTTGACCAAAATTCATATTCTTCATTTCGTCGATACTCCTTCTTTGACGGTTTGACTCAATTCCGCGACGCCGCTGTCCACCTCGCCCAGGTCATTGGCGGAATCCACCAGCCCAGCCATGGCGCCCAGCCTATCCCTGGTCTGCGTCGCCGTCTCGCTCTTGGTGCCGACGTAGCTGCAAGAGAAGCTCGACGCCCCGATGCCGAAGATCTGGCCGAGGATCGTCTTGTTGTAGGACACGTGCATCTGCGGCTTGTCCTCGCCCGTGACGGTCTTGGCGAAACTGCTCGACCCGCCGCCCATGGTGATATTCGGCAACGGAATGCCGCCGCTGGAGGCCCCGCCGCCCATCGGCTCGATACGCAGCGCCTCGACCGTGCCAGTCCCGCCCCAGCTCGTCTCGCTGTTGCAGCCCGACAAGACGCCAAGCAACCCTATCAGCGCACAGGCCAACAGGAAGCAGAGCAACACCTTCGCCCGGTGGTTGTTGTGGTTGGCGGCGTCAATGTAAGTTTTGCACATCATTTCAAAAGCCCTCCTGGATTACCAGCTCCGCCCAAGCGGTGCCGCTGGATTGATACACGTACACCGGCCCGTCATACTGCGCTGTCTGCGTCTGGATTGGGAAGGACGGGCCAAACCCGAACCCTTCGCCCGCCGTGGTCGGCGCGAACTCCTGCAAGGCCACCCGGCAATTCACGCTCGCCGACTCGTTCGCCAGTGCCAACGCCTTCCTGGCCCGGTTCGCCGGCAACACCGCTGTCCACGCCCCCGACGGCACGCTCGGTTTCGTCGACGGATGAAAGTTGATTTTTTCGCTCATTGCGTTTGCCTTTCACGTTGTATAACTCCTTTGTTGCGCACGATAACCTAGCACCGGCATTGCAAATTGCAAGGCTCAAAAACCCGGCATTTTTAAGGACGGCATTTTCATTCCCGGCATCCGCAGGCCGTGGCCTTTCTTCTTCCTGCCCTCCGGCTCGCTCTCGGCCGCCGCGGCGTCCATCGTCCGGGCCTTCTTGGCGAGGTCGTAGAGCAGCCGGTTCATCTCCCGGCGTTGCCCGGAGGCGTTGCCTTTCCAGGCGCCGTCGGCGTCCGCGCCGACCACGTGCGCCTCGCGCCGCAACGCCGATATCTCCTTGCCCAGCGCCGCCAACTTGTTCCGCGCTTTGCCGTCCTCGCCGACATGCACGTATTTTTCGAAATCCCGCTCGCCCTCGATCTGTGCCACCCGCTCCCCGTCCCCGGTTTTGGTGTTGTAGTTGTAGCTCTCGACCATCCGCGCGGCGTGATCATACGCGGCGTAAAACAATTCCAGCCCCCGCGTCCGGCTCTGGTCGAAGGCGATGTTCTTCAACACCGGATAATCCCAGGGCATCCGCAACGGCTTCGCCCCGGCCATGCCCTTGTCGAGCCGTTCCACCACCTGGTCGGCGGCGTCGAGCGCGAACTTGCCGACGCTCGACGTGTAGCCGACGATCACGTGCTGCAACGCCGCCGGGCTGATGTCCACCGCCCCCCCCGTCGCCTTGTTGAGAATCGCCGTCGTCTCCCGGACGGCCGCGCTGGTGAAGGCCGTGTACTGGTCCTGCGCCTCGCGCCCGTCGATGTCCGGCGGCTTGATCTCCGTCCCGAAGAACATGCTGCGGTTCGCCCACAGCTCAAGGAACGGCAACGCCATAGCTGGAACGAAGGTCTGGCTCACCACGCCGCCGAGCGCCGCCCCCTGCTTCTTCAGGAAGTCGCCATCCTTGCTCTTCGCCTCGTCCATCATCGACGCCAAGGCCGCCCGGGGAACGTTGCCGAACAAGGCGTTGACAAAAAATATCTTCGGGAACGCCCTCACGTAGACATGCTGGCCCTCAGGCAATCCCCACAGCTTCCGCCACGGCGCCGCCATGAACTCCGGCAGTCGGACGATATGGAAGAGGTTCTTCTGCCACTCCGGGATGTCGTCATAGTCGGGGTCGCCGTGATAGAGCAGCTCTTGCAACACGGCTGGCACGGTCATGGTCAGCAGCGCCCGGATCGCCGTCCGCTTCGGGTTCTCCTTCATCGTCCGGTAAAATTTGTTCACGTCCTGGACGTTGGCGTTCCAGAACGGGATCAACTGGTTCGCCACCCGCCCGTAACGCCCCACGCGGCTGAAGTCCAGCGTGTTGTCTCGGCTCGGTATCGCCGCCCGCTCCAGCTGGCCGCGGTTGCCGTCCCGGAGATCCTCCGGCTCGTCCTTGGCCTTGGCCTGCTCTTTCGCGGCGATGCCCAGACGCGTCCCCATCTCGAAGAACTCCCCAAGCTTCTGCATCCCCATCATCGGGTGCCGAGCCCAATAGGCGGCGCCGCCCTTGCCTCCCTTGAGGAACTCCGAGCGCAACGCCTCCAGATCGGGCGAGACGAACATGCTGTGCGCCCCGCCGCCCTTCGCCCAGTCCTTGTAGACCTCGTCCTTCATGAAGTAATGCCCCAGTCCCCGGACGAAATCCACCCCTGGCACGTAGCTGTCGGAGTAGAGCCAGGCCTGATGCTGGTCGCGCATGAAGTTCTTGACCATGAACGAGGGCGTCAACGTCGAGCCCAACCTGATCCACTGCACCGGGATATTCATGAAGCGCATCAACGCCCCGACCACCCCCACGCTCTGTCTGTCCACCGCCGACAACGCCTGGTAGAGCTCCGGGTCGAGCTGGTAGTATTGCCGCTTGCCGTCGTCCCAGACGCTCACGATATGCTCGTCCGGCTTCGGGTAGAGCGCCGTCTTGTGGAACACCTGCATCAGCTCGCCCGCCAGCCGCTCCAGGTCCTGGGCGCTGAACTTGTTCCGCAAGTCCACCCCGTTCTCCTCCAGGAAGCGCAACGCCTCCTTCCCCTGCACGTTCGCCGGCGAGAAGAACTTCTGCTGCGGCAACTTCCGCACCCACTCCGCCGCCCCCTCGGCCTCGGCCAGCTCCGCCAGCTTCTTGTTCACTAGGTTCTTGTCCGCCAACGCCAACAGGAAATAAGTGTTCTCGACCATCGACTCCAGCGGGCTCTCTATCTCCCGGTAACGCTCCTCTCCGATACCCTTGATCCCCTTGCCCTGGTTGGCGATGTTCCCGCCCATCCGCTTGCCGCCCCCCTTGTCCGGCAGCAACGTGTCCGGGTCGAACCAAGTCTTGAACGGCACGTACTGCTCATTCATGGACTTCACCAGCTCGGCCTCCTCCTCGGACAGCATCCCGCTATCCCGCACGTAGTCGAGCAAGGTGTGGTTGAACTTGTGCACCTCGTCCGCCGCCTGCTTGAAATGCGGCTTCTCGCCGTCGAGCTTCTCGACCACCGCCGCCGACTCCAGCGCGTACTCCGTCGAGCTTTTTCCCCGCCCCGCCAACTCCAGGTCGCGCTTCGCCACCAAGTAGGTCTCGAAGCGCTTCAAGTCCCCGGCCTTCTCGATCGGCTCCAGCGTCTTCACCAACGGCTTGACGCCCTCGACCGGCTTGAAATCGACGCCGAACACCTCGTGGCGCAGGAACAGCTCCGCCCGCCCGGCTTCGCCCCGCAACGCCCAAGCGGCGTTCCATATCCGCTCCCCGACGCCGAACAAGTCCGCCCTGGCCTTCTCCATGGCGTCCAGCCGCGCCCGCAACGGGTAAATCTCGTCCCAGAGGTTCGTCACCGTCCGCCGCACGAAAGTGGACATGTCGAAGTTCTTGAAGAACCTGACCAGCCCTTTTCCCTCGCCGTGGTGTATCCTCGCCGCCACCAGCGCCTCCGGGTCCTGCGCCCGGAACTCCTGGTACAGCCGCCGGTATTCCCGCACGGCGTCGCCGAGCTCCTTGTCCGTCCCCAATAGCCGCTCGAACTCCTCGAAAAACTTCGGGGCCTTCTCCTTCACCCCCTCATGCTCGGCGTCGGTCGCCCAGCGGCGCACGAATTCCGCCAGCCCCTCGGCGGCCAGGCTCCCTTGCGGCGCCCCGTCATAGGCCAGCGGCACAAGCTCCTTGCGCCAGTCCGCCAGCTTCTCCTCGCCGAGCCCGCCGCCCTTGCTGCGCCCCAGGAACCGCTCATGGAGATAATGCCCGAACTCGTGCGCCAGCGTCTCGATGTCGTTGCGCCACTTCAACCGCGTCTCATGGACCTTCGGGTAGTAGCGTCCCAGCACCGAGGCGATCCCCTTGCGTCCGCTTCTCATCCGCCCCGTCCGCACCGCCAGCAACTTCTCCCGCACCAGCCGCACCATGTCCGAACGCCGCACCGGAGCCGCGACCGTCCCCGTCGCCGGCCGCCTGGCCTCGCCCGGCTGCTCGACGTAATCATAGCTCTCGCTTTCCCCCTTGACTTTTTCGGGAGCCGCGGCTATACTCTCATCAGAAGAGCTGGCCCGAAGAGCAGAAAGCCTGCCTGCTGCCCCTTGGGCGCTAGCGCCCTCGGTTATGGAGGAGCCCTGTGGCAGTCCTCCCGGAGCCAGTTCTTTTACTATGCCGCCATTTCGCAATGCCCGGTCAATTTTTTGCTGAAGCGTCCTCCCGTACAAGGAATGCCAGTTGACTACTTCGTATTGCTCTTTACTCAGACTCATTTCCACGAGCGATTGTTTCGAGCTGGCGTCACGCTTCACCAACATATAATAGTCGGGATGTGCCTGTGGATCGGGCTGAATGACCAACGTGGCGCCATACAAGGCTTCCGATAGCCGTTCGCGCTGATCCTTGCCCAGCAGCTCCGGATGCCCCAACTTGTTCTTCTCCACGATGTTCCACTTGAGCACCAGCGGCTTCCTCGGCTTCCCGACGGCCTCCAGCACTTCGCCCGGCAGGTCCGGTAAACGGCGGTCGCCGTCGGGCTTCTGGAAGTAGCGCGGCTCCGGCAACTCCTTCGGCGACGGCTCCTCCATGGCGTAGCCGTCCTCAGGCGGATTTTCAGCCACCTGCTCACCGAATCGGGAATGTTCCGTCTTCGGGTCTAAAACAGCCAAAAATTCCTTCGCCCTCGCCATACTGTGGGGCGTGGAGAACTCCCCCATTTCGGTGTGCAGCTTCTCCGCGTTGGCGTATGATGTCTTCCATATCCCGTGATGATCCTCGGCGGCCATTGCGGCTTCATCCATTGTATCGTAGCGTCTCCGTGTGTCTACGCCTTGGACGCTCTTGAATATCCACTTTCCGTCCACCTTGTGAACCGCCTGCGTCGGGTCGTAATCGCCAAGTTGCGCATGGAGCACGTTTAGTTTCTTCCGCAACTCTTTGCGCAACGCTTTTGGCCCCATGTCGACGGCAGGTGCCTTTTCAGCCACCTGTTCCCGCAACTCATCAGGAATCCTTACAGGTTCCCCCAGCGTCTCCGGATCGAAATCAACCCCATCCTCTTCTAGCGTCCCTTGCGTCTCCTGCGTCTTTCGCGTTAAATTCCGCAACGCCGTGAGCGCATGCGCCCGAACCACCGGATCGTCCATGTCCTCTTCGACGCCCAGCAACTCCCCCGCGGCCCGCCTGGCGCGCCGCAAGCTGTGCTTTTGCCCCATGGCCTCCTGCTTGTTTTGCGGGTTGCCGTTGCCCTCCCGCTCGAAGTGTTCCACGAAGTCCGGCGAGCTCCAGAGCTCCCGGTCGAACGCCTTGGCGTCCTCCTCCACCTTCGCCCGCACGTCCGGGTCGAGCGTCGCCAAACGCTCACGCCGCGCCCGGCCCGCCGCCACGCTGTCCGGCGTCGACAAGTCCGCGGCCGGCACGTCGATGTACTGCCCCGCCACCTGCCCCTTGCGGCTATGCGGCGGCAGGAAGACCCGGGCCGAACCGTCCTCATTGGTCTGCATCACCTCGACGCGGTACGGCTGCTTCTGCGTGGCCGTCGCCCGCCATTCCATCTTGTCGCCCGCCTGGGGAGCCCGGACGCCGCTAGGATGGAACTCCCTAACCGGCGCGCCCGGCCCGGCCTGTTCGGCGTAGCGGTCTCCGAACTCGAGGGCGTCCCGGATCTGCTCGACGCTACGGCTTGGCCCCTCCACGGGGTTCTCGAGCGCGGCCCGCTCCGGCTCGGTCAGCCGCTTCTCGCCGGTCATGGCGTAGCGGATAGACTTCGTCCGGTTCTTGTTCGGCCCGGTGTATTCTCTCTGGTATTCCGGCGGCGGCAGTTCCTCTTGCGCCTCTCGCGGCCTTGGCGTTAATTCCGGCGCCGCCCGCTCCACCGGCATCCCCTCCCGGACATCCTGGACCGTGGCGTCCTGCCTGTCGACGACGCCGTTCATTTCCCTGGCGTCCAAACGCATCGCCTCGTCAAGTTGCCGTTGCCGCTCCTGCTCGACGCCCTGCATATCCTGCCCGAACTGCCGCCCCGCGCCAACGCCAGCCATACCGCCGCCCATGGCCGCCCCGACGGCCGCCGCGTCCCCGGCCCGCTCCAACGACTGCCCCAGCGTCCCCACGTCCAGCCCCACGCCCTTCTCAATGGCGTCATTGGTCAAACTCGCCGCCGCCTCCTGCGCCCCCTGCGTCCCGGCCACGCTGGCGACGTTCGCCACGGAGCGGGTAACGGCCTGGTTCACCGTCTTCGCCACCTGATCCACCGGCATCGTCTTGAACGCCTTGAGCATTGACGGCAACGCCAGACTCTCGGTGTACTTCTCCGTCACGCCGGACAACACCCCGGAGACGCTGCGCTGCGTCGGCGTGATCAGCCCCCGCTCCTCGGCCGCGCCCAGCTTGTTGTACTCGTCGCCAGCCCCCTGCAAAGCGAACAGGTTCAAGCCCGCCGCCGGATGCCCCGCCAAAGCCAACGCCCAGTTCACCCCCTGCGTCGGGGCGTTCTGCAACGCCGCCAGCCCCAGGTTCTTCGCGGCCTCGCCGTAGTTGCCCTTGCCCGCCTCGGAGATGATCGGCCCCACTTGCGGAGCCTTCGCCGCGGCCTCGGCCGCCAACGGCTCCACGCCCTTCGCCCATTCCCTGACAGGGTTGCCGGGGATGTCCCGGTATTCCGGCATGGAAGACTGGCCGCCCTTGACGAGCTTGTCGATCTCCCGGAGCCCGCCGTAGACGCCCCCTGCGAACACGTCCGGCCCCTGGTTCGCCGTGGCTATGGCGTTCAACGCCCCCGACTCCAGCGCCTTCCCCGCCGGGCTGTCCATCCACTCCATGGCCTTGTACGGGATCTTCTCCCCGGCGTAGTCGCCGGCCGACTTCATGCCGCTGTCGACCGCCTCGACGCCCTTGCGCCAGCCCCCGAACACCGCGTTGTCGGCGTCCGCCGCCGTCGAGAGCGCCCGCAAGCCCAGCCCCGGCCCCTCCTTCGGCACGGCGTCCACCAGGTGGTCGAACATCTCCACCCCATGAGTGGAGGCCGTCTTGTGGAACTCCGGCAGCTCGCTCTCCGGCACCAGGTAGCGGTTCCCCCCGCCATCATATTTCGGATGCACCGACTCGACCTTGTCATCCTGGCGCAACGCCGCCTTGAACTTGGGGACATCGCTGTCGTCGATGTAAAGCGTCTCACCGTTGACCTTGAAGTAGTTCATGCTCACTGCCCCGGAAATTTGCTGCGCTGGTCGTACCACTTGGCGAAGGGCGTAGCCTGCCCGCCTGGCTGCGCCGATTGCGGCGGCTGCGCTCCGCCCGGAGCCTCCTGCGTCCAAAGCCTAGCTTGCGTCTCATCCTTGTTGGCCGCCGCCTTGGCCGCCGCCGTCCTCGCCTGTAGAAGCTTTTGCCGCTCCGCGTTCAATTGTGCCTTGCCCGTCCGATCCGCCACGCCAACCGCGGCGTTCTGTTCGGCCATGGCTTTGTCAAGGACAGCTCTTTGCTTGGCGTAATGGTCGAGCGCAAGATCATAATTGTCGTCGTCGACTCGGCCAAAAAGCGGTTTCCCCGCCCGCCTCGTCTCCACGTCGATCAATTGCGCCTGCAAGTCCAGATTGCGTTTATCCAGCTCTCGCCTCAATTTCTCTTTCGCTTTTGCGTCCTGACGGGCGAGCCGATTGGCGTCCTGCTGGTTCTGGTTCTGGAACACCTTCTCTTGCCGGGCGTCCGCGCTGGTGTTGGCGTTGCTCTGCCTGGCGTCCGCCCTGTCCGCGCCGAACTCTTCCAAATCCATCCTCAAGTCCCGGCTGCTGGCGTTCTCCTGTTGCCGTAACGCCCGGTCGAGGGCGTTTTGCTGCGCCTCCTGATCCTCGCCATTGAACTGCATCTGCAACTTCTGCGACTGCCCCGGACGGTTCGCCGCCAGCAATTGCAGCGTCCGGCCGACCCCCTTGAACAAGCCCTGCGCCGTGTCGCTCGCCGCCACCGGCTGGACGTTGCGGTTATACCAGTTGTCGCCCTTGACGAGCGCGCCCGACTGCCCCGGCTGGTTCTCTCCCACGCTGCTTAAAAGTCCCATGATATCCTCCAGTTTTTTAGCGATCAGCCCGGATGCCCGATATGCGTGTCACCCCAACTATCGACATAGGGCGTGAACCCGCCACCAGAGCCACCGCCGGCTCCTCCTCCTCCGCTGGACATCGACCCCCAGGCCGAACTACCCATGCCGCTCCCCATGCCGCTCATGAATCCCCCAGCCAAAGGCGATACCATCCCCCACCCCTTACTGAGCAAACTGATCGGCGTCTTCTCGTTGTCGAACTCCCAGTTCTGGTAGTTGCGGTTGTTGCTGGCGGCGTTGTTCGCATTGCCGATCTTGGCCTTCGTCGCCCAGTTGTTGCTCGACTGCCCCAGCACGTTGCCCACCATCCCGCCGAGGCCCTGGCCCCGGTTCCCGAAGTTCCCTTGCGAGCCCTCGACCTGCTGCTGCGCGCTCCTGCCGAGCACGGCGTTGAAGGCGTCGAAGTGCGGCATGTTCATGTAGCTAGAGGCGTCGTTCTGCCGCTGGCCCTTGAGGCTCTGGCTCAGACTGCCGCGGCCGAGGGCCTCCGCCGTCACCGGGGCGTTGCCCTGTGTCATGCCCCGCGCCGACTGCCCCGCCCGGATGCCCTGCGTCATCTCCCGCCCCAGGTCGCCGCCAATGTCCCCGCCGAGCTTCAGGTCGTCGCCGATCTGCTTGCCCAACTCGGCCTTCATCGCCGTCTCCGTCGGGTTGGCGTCCTCCATGGCCGCCTTGTATTTGCCGCCCCAGCTCCGCACCGCCCCCAGGTCTGAACCGCGTTGCGCCTCGGTCATCTTGTTGGTCAACTCGTTGTACATCGGGGCGAACCGCGCCATCTGGTCGTACTGCATCTGGTTGAGCTGCGGGGCGTAATCCTTCTCCAGCGCCACCATGTTCGGCATGCCCCGCCGCACCTGGTTCACCGCGTCCTTGAACTGCGGGGCGCGGGGCGTGTCGTAGCCCGCGTAATCCCCGGCGTTGTCCCCTAGAAAACTCCCTCCGGTCATCCCCATGGCTACTTCCTCCTATTCAAATAGATGTTCACGTCCGAAACCCCGTCCTTCATGATGGCGTAGCCGGGAATAACGCCCACCTTCTCGAACCCTATTAGAGCACACGCCCGGCACGCTGTCAAGTTCGCCGCCGGCGTGTAGCTAAAAACGTGCGTGATATCCGGGGCGATCCGCCAAAACTCCTCGACGGCCATCCGCCCCAGCGGCACCGACCAGCGGCGAAACTCCGTCCCGGGTCTGAAGATGAAGTGGCACTCGTAGCTGTGGGGATGGTGCTGCGTGGCGAAGAACACCCCGCAAAACTCCCCGTCGGCGTAGCCCGCCAAGAACACCGACTTGGGGCTCCGCAACGCCCGGTCGAGCCAGACGCCGAACCATTCCCGCTCGCTCTGCTCCATGTGTCCGTCGATCTCCGGGATGAAACGCAGTTTCACCAAAAAATCCCAGGTCGTCTCCGACCACGCCAGCCGCGCCAGCTCCAGTTTCTTTTGCTCAACCATGAACCACCACCACTCTTGGGGACTTCACGTTCGTCGCCCCATTCGTCAAGATGAGTCCCGCCCCGTCCGTGACCTTCACGCTGTAGCCGCTGTCCGACAGCCGCTCGAACACCGGGCTGTTGAACTCGACGCCCGCCAGCGAACAGGAGGCGTCGAGCGGCCAGGCAATGACCGCCAGGTTCAACTGCGTCCCCGCCCCGGTCAGCGACGCCCAGCCGCCGTTGATGTCCAGCATCGTCGCCTTCGGCATCTGGTTGTTGGCCACCTTCATCGCCTCAGCCAAACAAAGCCGCTCATCCGCCTCGACGCTGCATTTCACCCACGTCCCCGCGGCGTCCGCCTGGTAGTACCATTTCCCCTCGTCGCCAGCAACACCGTGATCGGCGATCTGGTTGCTGGCGATGATCCGCCAGGCTCCGGCGTGCCAAACCTTCCAATTCTTGGCCGTCTCCGTCGCCCCGATCCCGTTCACGGCGTAGCGCAGCAGGTTCCCGGAGACGATGTTCTCGTTCTCCGTCACGTCGGAGCAATCGGTCGGAGCCTCGCCCGTGGCGAGCTGCCCCGTCGCCGAGGTCGTCGCCGCCATCCACTGCCCGTTGACCGCGATCACGTCGCCCGCCATGAACATCGCCCGGCGGAACCCCCACCACCCCGTCGAGGTCTTGAAGTTGCTCAGGACCTTCACCGCGTAGTAACGGTATGACTTCGGCGTGGCGACGCTGAACTCCTGCCAGTTCTCCTCCTCCTCCTTGGTGTCGTCGTAGCGGGCCGCGGCATAGGCGCTCGGCGCGCCGCCGATGGCGTCCCACCCCGTCAACGGAATGCTGGTCTTGGTCTCCTTGTCCGCGAAAGCGTCCCACTTGTCCGGGTCGTTCGTCCCGTAAAGCACGAACTGCTTGATTCCGTAGTCGAGATTGATGGCCTTGCCCGCGCTGGTCTCGTCGTGGTAGTTGAACAGCCGGAACGTCACGATGGTCTTCTCCGTCCCCAGGTCCACGGCCAAGGCGTTCACCTTCCCCGCTTTCCAGGAAGCCGCGTAACCGTTGAACCCGCCCAACTCGGAGTTGGCGAACTTTCCGAGCAAATCCCGGTCGGCGTCGAAAGCGTAGTAGAGCTTGTCCTTCGTCACCTGGTGCGGCCACAGCCCCACGCAGCCCGCGGCGTCCAACGAGGGTTTCGCCTCGTCCGTGCCCGCCCCCAGCGTCGACTCCGGCCGCAGTTGCCCGTCCGACACCGCCATGCCGAAGATCCCCGTCACCGCCGAGCCGTCCACCACCGTCGCCGAAAGCTCCACCGTCATCTTGTCCGACGCCACGCTCTTGATGTGGCGAATCTCCGTCCCGAACTCCACCCGGCACCCCGGCGCGACCTTCAGCATCATCCCGCCCGCCCCCAGCGTCAAGTCGGCGGGCGTGGCGTTCTGGAACCGCCCGGTCGCCCCGTCGGACACCTTGAACGTGGCGATAGTCTCGGACCCGCAGTTTTTGAAGTCCTCTAAGGCCAGCTTCCCCGCGGCGTCCAGCGTCAGTTCTTTCGTGTTGGAGGTGTTGGCGTAGACCTGCACCAGCGGCGGAATCCCCGCCGAGGCCTGCGCCAGCGAGGGGCTCCAAACCTCGGCCGCCGACCAGTCCCCGCCCTTGTCGATCCGCTCCACCGCGGGCAACGACGCCTTCAGCGAGGCCGCCAACTTGTCACCGGTCACCGCCCCGTCCTCGATGGCGATGGTCCCCACGGCGCCGTCCTCGATAGCCCTAGCCGTCACGGCGTCGTCAGCCAGCTTGTCGTCGCTCACCGCCTTCGCCAATATGGCGTCCTCGTCCACGGCGTCCGTCGCCAACTGCTTCGCCCCGACGCTGTTCTCGCCCAGGAAATCGGCCGTCAACTCCAGCCCCGGAGCCAGCTTCGCCAGCGAAATCGCCCCGTCCTCCACCTCGACCACGGGCTTACCCAGGTCGTTCAGCTTCTTGGTGGTGACCGTGTCGCCCAGCTCGTTGAACACCTGTCCCGCCGTAACCTTGCATTCGCCAGCCATATTCCGTCTCCTTGAAAATTATTTCGCCCTGATAGTGTCGTCGGCCATGATCGCCAAAGCGTCCACCTTCACCGTCCCGCCCGTCGCCCTCACCGTCAACTGGAACCCGTTCCCGTAGTCCGGAGCGTTGAACGTCTCCTCCCAGTACTGCGCCGCGTCGACCCCCACGCCCTCGGCCGGCACCAGCAGCCCTTCAGCCGGCACCACCACTGGTGCGTAATCCTCCCGGCCCGGAGTCCTCTGGTCGCCGTTGCGGTTGTCCTCCACGAAATCCCCCTTGCCCGCCGTCGTGAACTTCACGTAGTTCGGCGTCCGCCCCACCACTCCCGCTTGCCCCTCGAAGGGCCGCTTCCGGCTCGTCAAATCGACGCCGAACGCCGCCCCCCTGCTCCAGAGCCCCGCGAAGCCCTTCCGCGTCACCTTGCCCCCCAGCGGAGCCCCAGGCGCGAAGGAACGGCTCATCAACTCGAACGCCAGCGGCTCCCCGGCGTCGCGGTACTCGTCGGCGAACATCCGGTAAACCTCGCAATCCTCCCCGACGAAGAACAGGCAATCCCTTCCGGCGCGCCGCAGCACGGCCCATTCCTTCACCCCCGTCTGAAAATCCCAGCGCCCCAGCCAGCAGCGCAGGGCCAGGTCATAGACCAACGCCGAGCGGTTCGTCGTCTGCCCGTCCATCGGCAACGCCAAGATGTAGTAGTTGCCGAACACCACCGCCCGCATCTTGTCGGCGTAGCCCCAGTTGGCCGCGTCGAGCAGCGGCTTCACCGGGTCGCTCAAGGCGGCGACGATAGCCTGCGACCGCTGGCTCTCCGTCTGCCGCAGCCCCAACACCCCCCGGCGGCTCAGGAACAACACCTCGTCCCCCGCCTGGCAGACGCTCCCCGCAGCCGCGCAACCGTCCGGCGTCAGCATCTTCACCGTCTGCGAGCCGACGCTGGCGTAGATGTTCTCCACCACGTAGACGGCGTTGTCCTTGAACACCAGGATGCTGCTGTCCTGGTATCCCAGCGTCCGCGCGATCCGCCCGCCGTCGCCGCTATTGACCTGGAAGCTGGCCTTGGCGTAGTCGAACGTCTCCACGTCCAGGATGTCCGAAGCGTAGAGCTCCGCCCAGCCCGTGGCGACCCAGAGCCGGTTCCCGGCGTACTCGGCCCGTCCGGAGGACGGTAATTTGTCCATCTCCGCCGTCGTCACCTCGAGCGGATCACCGACCACCCAAAGCTCCTCGTCGTCGTCGAGCCCGTCCAGCAAAAACTCCGTCGGGCTGATAACCTTGTTGACGTTGGCCGTGGCCGCCTTCCGCTCCGTCATCCGGGCGTTGTACGCTTCGGCGGTCTCCCAGAACCCCCGTTCCTCGTCGGTCAGCTCGCTCCACTCCTTGACTTCCCGCTCGTCCCGCCAGGCCTCGTACTTCGCCTGGCTGCCGAACTCCTTCTTGCGCTTGTCCGTCAACTTGTCCCAGTCTAGCATCGCCCCGACGAAGTTCCTCACCACATCGCCCTTCCTCCAGCACACCGCCTTCTCGGTGGAGACGTAGACGCTCCCGCCCGTCCAGTAGCTGTTGGCGATCACCGACCAGCGCCGCGTCTCCACCTTCTCGAACGCCCCCTTCCCATCCCAACGCCAGGGCGTGAAGCCCTCGCCCCGGAAGACGTAAAGAAACCCGCCCGCCTGGCAGAAATTAACCTCCCCCTCCCGGGCGTCCTCCTCCGGCGCGTCGAGAATCTCCACCGTGACCGAGTGCTCCGACCACACATGGAACGCCAGCCCCCCGCCCGTCCTGTTGACCGCCACGACGCCACGTTGCAGCCCCGTGTCCTGGTCCGTGAACACGCAGGAACCGCGAACCGCCCCCGCCCCCGGCAACGAGCGGTGGAACAGACAGCCGCGCCGAGTCCGGGGTTTGCCACCCTCCAGCTCCCCGTTCCGCATGGAAGCGAATTGGGTTGGAGCCAGAAGCCCCGGCTCTTTGCGACCGTCCATCCCGCCGCTGAAATCCACCTGGTAGTCAGTGCTCGCCATGTTCAAGCCGCCTCTTCAGCTCCATCACCTCTTTCACGCAGGGGCACTTGTCCCGGCGCTTCTCGCAGGTCTCATGGGTGACTGTCGCCGCGATGTCCTTGCGGATTCCGACCAGCTCGCGCCACAGGAACCCCAGCACCCCTAGGATCGGCGTCATGATCGCCATGTACAACGTCACAATGTCCCCGGTGATCGTCATGCCGCCACCTCATAAGCCGCCAGTTCGGCCAGTGTCAAGGAATCCAACGCCAGCTTGGCCGCCCAGCCCGCGGCCAGCCGTCCCTGGACGAACGCCAATCCCGCCAGATAGAACGCCTTGACCTCCGCGGCGTCCGCCAGTGTCAGGAACACCAGCCCCGCACCCTTGACAGGAAGTGGATAGGGCAAGTCCTCGCGGGCCACATAGGCGTTCGCGAAATTGAGTTGATCCTCCGCGGTCAATTTGAAATGGACGCCACGATAGTCGAATCCCGCTAGGATGTCCGCCCCGGTCTTATTGTCGATTCGAGCGCAGATGTCGGCTTTAAGAAGCTCCGCGGCTCCAGGCGCGTCCGCCAGTGTTTTGCCGGGGATGACTTGCCCGTCGGCGTCGAGCACGCCGGGAACGTCGCCACACACCAGCAACGCAAGCCCGCCGGCCAAGAGGTCGGCGTTGAGACCATCTTCGATGGCGACGATACCAGCGTTGTCTTTGCGATAAGCGATTTTCATTTTGCACCTTCTGTTATTGATTGCCTTGACTAGTATATCTGTCCACCGTTCGCCTTTAGCTCCGCTTGTGTTGATCCTGTGGGTTGTGTGGTGTTATATTTGTAGATGGTTGACGCATCGCTACGTAGTCCGTAGGCGGGGGGAAGTATTGGCGAAGATAGCCCGTAATTAGATGCGAGCTCAGATGTTGCGGTGGCGCTGACACCATATGTCCCACCGCTGAAAAAGTTATATGACAACAAGACGGCGGGGCTGGCGGCGACTGCAATTCCCGCACCATCGCTATCGCAGACGGTTGAGCAATATTGGATGGAGCAACCATGGGGCACGGCGACAAAGGAGATCGCGGCCGCGGTTGTCGATCCTACCGCAATGCGAGTTTTGAGGTATCTAACCATGACGACAGCCGAACCATAGGACACGATTACTGCGGCGGTGCTGCCAGATACCAATACAACACGTTTGTTCTCGCCCGTTGTATTATCCACCGCTTTGCCGTAGATACGCAGGATACCGTTGGAAAAAAACGTGAACGTGAGCCCCGTTGATAAATTATATAGACCGTCCTGGAACTGAAAAATAAGCGTTTTGCCGTTGAGATTCTTGGGCACGGCGTCGATCAACGCCTGGATCTGCGCCGCCGTGGCGGGTTGTTTGTACAAGAGGAACTGCGTCGCCACCATCGTCTCTGCGGCGTAGGCGGCGCCAGAGACGACAACCTTCGTGGTGGTTGTCGCTGCGTCAACCGTCAAGTCCACGCTGTTATAATTGGTGAGCGTGGAGGACGGCAACCGCAGCACGTCTCCGGGGGTGAAGGTGTGTGACGGCACGGCGAAACCTACCAGCCCCGATCCTTCGTCGGTGCAGGCGACAGCGGAAAGCGGAACGCTAGCCTTCCCCGACACGCCGATAGTGGCGGTGGTGTCCGCCGTCAACGTGTCGGCCTTGAGCGCCAGCGCCGCGGCTTGCGCCGTGGACACGGGCTTGGCGCTGTCCGCCGTGTTGTCCACGTCCCCCAGCCCCACGTCGCCCTTCGCCAGGACGATCGCCCCCGCCCGCCCGTTGACGCTGGCGACCGCCCCCGTCCCGCCGCTCTTCCCTCCGCCAAATTGAATCAAAGCTGTTCCGTCCATTTCAAGCCTCCAGTTTTTTGAAGCCAATAGCGGGCAGCACGGCGTCAACCAACGCCAACGGCAAACCCGCCAGCACCTGGCCGAGCAACCCCTTCTCGTTCGCCTTGGACACCGCCGCCTGCGCCAGCCCGAACAGGTTTCCCGCCTCGCTCACCGACAAGTTAGCCCCCGTCGCCATGGCATTGTGCGCCTCCAGGATGAACCGCTTGGCGTAGCCGACGAGCTGGTCCGTGTCGACGTTCTCCTTGTCGAACCCGCCCTTGGACTCCAGCTCGCCCTTGATCTCGCTCCAGAGCTTCAGTTCCCGCATCCGGTCTTTCGCTTGCAGCTCCATGTCCGCACGCCGGTAGTCCAGCTCCTCGATGTCGATCTGGCACTCCTCGATGTCCAGCTCGTCCTCCAGCGACGCCAGCTTTACGGCCAACCGCCGCAACTTCAAATTGTTCTTCCGGTACTCGAAGCTTAACGACACCAGGGCGTCGAAGAAGCAAGCCTGCTCCCTGACAGCCTGCCAATACTTCGAGCCGTCGGTCGGGTGCTTCATGTCATTGAGCACGCTGATCCGCATCTCCGTCTCGGTGCGCCAAATCTGTTTCTTCCGGTTCGTGTCCAGCAGCTCCGGCATCATCCCCTCCAGCGCGCCCCAGTCCTCGACGCCCAGGAACTTGCTCGGCCTCACGATGTCCAACGCCTGTTTCGCGGTCAAATCTTCCATCTCAACTCTCCCTGTGATTAGTCTTCTAATTTAATTTTTTTAACGCAAAAGCCCACCACCGGCATCCCATAGATCATAGCCCTGTTGTAACCATAAGCCACGGCTCCACCCACTCCGCCGGCCGAACAAGTGACCGAGCCGATCTCGGACTGGCTCACCCAACTTCCAGCCTCATATTTTTCCGCATACCGCTTGCAGCACAATGCCTGCGTCTGCGTGCCGCAGCCAGACACATGGAGAGCATTGGTGTAACTTGAGTTCAACGGGCTTGCCGATGTCCATGCAAGACCATTGAACAAGTGAGCCGTGCCATCGTCAATCCTGTAGCCAGAGTTTGAATGTTGTCCTCCGAACTCAATCCCAGCCGTGGGCGTGCCACAACCACCATTCATATCTTTTGCCACACCAACACTGCCGGTGACGCTCCATGTTACCCCATTGAACACCGCCGACGACGTGGTTGGCGTGTAGGTCGATGTGTTCGCCGCCACGTTGCCCCCCGCCAACACGGCGGCGGACGCCGTGCCAAACAATGCAAAGCGTTCACCAGCCGCAAGGGAAGCAGCGGCGCTTAGCGCCACCCCGTCCCAACGGGAAACACTCGGGGACAAGATGCTTGCGCCTACTCGCCCGGCCACCAGCAGCGCCGCGTTTTCGCTCCCGCAAGCTCCGGAATGCGCGCCAATCCATAATAGGCCGTAAGCCGTCCACGTCACACCGTTAAACTTTTCCCCGCCAATGGCGGTATAACTGCCTCCCGCGCAGACCGCGGAAGTTATGCCGCCAAAACCACAACGTTGGTTGTTGGTGGCAAGCATTGTTGCTCCGGCACTCCACGCCATCGCTCCGCCCGACCCCGGAACCACTACCTTCAAGGTCTCCGCAATGTCGCTCCGCATCCACATCTTTCCCAAATTGTCAGCGTTGGCGGCATAATCGCTGGTTCTTGCCTCGACTTGGTACTTGATCTGTATCGTTGGTGCCGTTCCGACACGAAACACCGATACCCCATCGGCTCCCGCAATCGTCCGAAACAACATCGTCCCCACGTCCAGCCCCGCGAAGACTTCAACGCCCGTCCCGACGTTCTCCCCGCTACCGTTCGCCGAGCTGCTCCCCGTGTTTACCCAGGCCTCCGTCTTCGTGTCCCAAATCCAGATCGTGTCGGTGCTCTCCACCGTGGCGTACCAACCCCCTTGCCCCACCGGGAGGGCCGCCATCAAGGCCGCCTGGTCTTCATGGTATCCCCGGTAGTTGTCGCTCAACCCCTCCAACTTCGCCTTCAGTTCCGCGGTGAAATCCTCGACGGAAAGCCCCTTGCCTTCCACGAGGTCCGCTTTGCGGTCTAGTGCGACCCTGCCGGGTATCCGCATCCAGCCATAGTCGTCGATCCAGACGGCGAAGTCTCCGGCAACCCAGGACAAACCCCAATCCCCCAAGCAAAACCAGATGTCTCCAGCGCCAGGAAGCGCGTCCGGCGGCGACGGCGACTCCGAGCTTGGCGTCCAACTGCCCTTGTAGTTGTTCCCCGCTGCGAACATCTCCCCATTGGTGTAAATCTTCCCGTCGACGGCGACGCGAAAAATCTCGTTTCCGCCCAGCTTCGCCAATATCGGGTCAACGCCCGCGACCATCTCGACGCCAATCCCCGCCGCAAACCTTGTGATCTCAGCCATTCCAGCACCTCAAATGATGTAAGCGTTCGTCCGCCAACTCCAGTTCGCGTCATCCGGCGTCACCGCCAACTTGACGAACCCTCCCTCGACCACCACTTCAAACACCAGCCCCTCAGAGCCCACCAGCTTCGCCCCCTGTCGCAGGTTCTCGCCGAGCGCGTCCCAAGCCGCCTCAATGTCCGCCCGGAGCGTCCGACCATCACTATTCCTGGCCGACACCAGCCACTTCACCCCGTAGCCGGAATTGATCGACAGCGACGTTACCGTCATCTGCCCGTCGCTCCACCCGTTGCTGCCGCCTGCGCTCATCTCTCACTCCTCCTAGTTGAACATCCCGATTTCCGCGTACATCGGGTTCATCGGGACAATCCTGCACTCCCTGGCCGCCTGGCAATCCAACGCCCGCTCCAGCGTCCGCAGCTTCTCCTCGCTCTGCGCCTTCGACTGTACGGCCAGCTCCGGCTTCCCGGCGAACTCGTAGAGCTCGGCCACCAGCGCGTCGACCACCGCCCCCTCTGCCTCGGCCACCGGGAACACGTCGAAATTGCTGGTCATCCACACGAACTTCCGCTTCGCCTGAAAAACGACCGTGATCTCCTTCTCCGGCCTCTTGCCCAGCGCCACCCGACGGTACGCGCTCAACGAGTCCCGCGCCCCCAGCCGGGCGATAACCTCGTCCCCGGCGTAAAGGCTCACCGCCCCCGCCGTCGCTTCCTTGCTGATCCCCTTGACCTCCGTGTACCGCTGCGCCGTCCTGGTTGGATCGAGCCCCTGCAACACGAGCTCCTCCCAGTTGAGGACGCCCGCCTCGTTCACCCCGGACAACCGGACGGTCTGCGTCGTGTCGCCCTTGTTCTCCGACCGGAACACCAGCTCCGTCAATTCCGCAGGCTGCCGCAACGTCGGCGCATGCGGCAGCGGGTAGAAGTCGACGTTGGCCCCGACCGCCTCGAAGTCCAACGGGCTCTGGTAGTTCATCAGCACCACGTCCCTAACCTCCAACGCCGTCGCCCCGATCCTGGCCGCCATGACGAAATCCACGTAGTCCGGCAACGTCACGATCTGCTCACTGGTCGTCACGGCCAAATTGACCACTTTGCTGTTGAGCCAGTCCCGCCGGTTCCAAATCAATTCCGCCTGCCGGTTCAAAGCCATGACGGCGAAAGACCAGACCTTGGCGTCGACCTCGCCGGGATTCCCCAGGCTGGCCTTGCTCACCGCGTACTCGATCATGTCCTTCAGCGTCATCGCTCCAACTCCAGTAAGAAGGGGGCGGCGGCCGCTTATCAAGGCCGCGCCGCCACCCCCAGGGGGGTTAGTTATTGTTCGCCACGCCGAACACCGAGCAGGCACTGGTGCCATCGATGGTCACATAGACCGGCATCTTGTCCTTGCCCACATAGAACTCGGTGGGGATCGCCTTGGTGGCCGCGCCGACCAGCAAGCTCCACACGTCCCCCTGCTTGACGACGTAGACGTAATCGCCCACGGCGACGCTATCGGACAGGTTGGCGCTGGTCACGATCTTGGTGTTCTCGGTCACGCTGGCGACGGCCCCCACCACGTAGCCGCCCGCGGCCAGGATGGCGAGGATGGTGTCCCCGGCCTGCGGCGTGTAGCCGTTCACCGCGGTCTTGCCGATGAACAGGTTTTTGGCGCCGCTTGGGGAGGCCGCGCTGCACTTGTAGCACACCGCCCCGGGATAGACCTTCAGCACGCTGGTGGCCAGGTCGCTGGTGGCGTAGATGGACTCGATGTGCTGCTGCCCGTTTCCGGGCGACAGCAACACGGCCGCCAAAGTGGTGCCGCTCTTGTTGAAAGAAGACTTCTTCATGTTGTCCCTGCCTCCTTAGGCGTTGGTTTCGCTGTACTTGTTGGCACCGACCAAGCAGATGCCATGCTCTTTCTGCAAGGTGTGGGTCGCGAATGCCACGCGGGCACCGACGGTCGGGCAGCAGTCTGTCTTGCTGATGTCCTGCACCTTGTACTTGATGGAGTTCATGGTGCCGCCGGTCTTCTGCCCCTCGGCCGCGCCCATCTCCAGGCTCCCGAAGGCGTTCTTCCCGAAGATGTGGACGATCTCCACCGGGCCGTCCTCGATCCGGGTGACCCCGTCGCCGCCGGGCTCCAGCTTGTACGCCTCGGTCTGGCGGATGAAGCGGACGCCAGCCCAGTCCATGATATGGAACGGGATGGTCGACTCCTTCACCATGGACTCATGCCGCTTCACGGCGTCCCGGAACTCCACGTCATCCATCAACGTCGCCTCGACGCCAGCGCTCATCACGCAGACATACTTGTCGTCGATGGTCGGGACGCGGCTGTTGCGGAGCATCATCACGCAACGCCGGATGTCGGCCAGGGTGAAGAAGTCCGACTCGGTGATCTGCCCGAACGACTGCTTGCCGCAGGCGTAAGCCCTGGGCAGCGGGGGATTGACGAAGGTCTGGCCGTAGAGGGTGCGCGAGATAGTCTTCGCCATGCAGTCCTGGAACATCCGGTGCGCCTTGCGCTTGAAGGCGGTCTGCATCGCCTCCTTGAGCTTCGGCAGCTCGGAGACCCAGTCGGTCGCTTGCAGCAGGTTGGTCAACTCGAACCACTCGGCCACCTCATAGATGGGCCGGGTCAAGGTCTCGCTCGGCGCGCTGGCGCCGGTCGCCGGGTCGGCCCCCTCGGAAACCTCCTCCGGCAACCCCATGTCGCCGAACCAGCGGAACTCCACCATCTGGCCGCCGTGCAACGGCAGCGTGGTCTTGGTGGCGTACGGGCCGCTGGTGAAGGGGACGAGAAAGTCCTTCTCCTTGAACAGCGTCCGGTTGATAAACTTCTGGACGGCTCCGACCTTGTCGCCGGCGGCGATGGAATTAGCCATGTTGCCTTACTCCTTGTCAGGTTTTCCAGCCGAGGTCCCGCCGGATTTCGTCCAGGACAGCCTTCTCGTCGTCGACGGGCTCCCTGTGCGCTCCGGTCCGGGTGGTGTCCTCAGGCCTGGTGATTTTTTTGTAGTTCGTCTCGACTTCCCGCAGCCGGGCCAGCTCGGCCTCCAGCTCCGGGAGCTTCTTGCTAGAGAGCTCCAGCTTGGTGATGTAGGCGGCGGCCGCGATGGCGTTCGGGTCGTTCCTGAGTTGCGGGAACATCCCCTCGGACACGAACTTCTCGCCGTCAAACTTGCCCAGCAGCTGGTCGCCGATGGCGCGGAACTGCTGGCTGAACTCGCTGGCCGGGTCCTTGAGCTCCGGGTAGTCGGCGTGGACTTTGGAAACCACGGACTCGTAGTTGCGCTGCGCCTCCCGTTGCCGGGAAACCGCCTCGCGCTCCTTGTGCTCCACGGTCATCGCCAGCGGAATCTCGGAACGCAACAGCGCCCCCAACTCCTCCGACTCCGCCCCGAAGTTACCGCCCTCGGCCCGCTCGACGGCCGCAACGAGCTCACTCGCCGGAAACCGCCGCAACTCGGCTTGCGCCGCCCGGAATGTGTCCTGGTCGACCTCGCCGCGAAGTCCCCGCGCCACCAGCCCCAGCACGTTCTCCAGCGGGTACTTCGACTTCCCCGTGGTGGCCGGAGCGTCCTGCTTCGGGAAGGTGGTGGCCGGCACGTCCCTTTCCGGGAGAGTCTCCGGGGCCTTGGCCTTCGCCGCCTTGAGCTCCGCCAGCTCCGCCTTCAGCGCCTTGGCCTTCTCGCGCAAGTTCTTCCAGTCCTCCCGGTGGGGCGCCTGCCCCTCCGGCAAGTCTGGCAGCTCATCCGCCTCGGGGGCTTTCGCCTCCGCCTGGACAGGTTCCTTGATCTCCTCCGGTTTCGGCTGGGCCGTCTCCTGGCTCTTTTGTCCGGGCGCCAGTCCCCCGTCAGCCTCAACCTCGCCAGAGTTGACGCCCTGAAGCTCTTTTTGATCGCTTCCAAGAAGCTGATCCACCTGGGCGTCTAAATCCATTTCCCCGTCCGCCATCTCTTATGCCTCCTTCGTGAACCATGGAGTTTTATCCGGCCCCAAGCCCGGTTCTTCACTTTTTCCGTCCTCCGGCGGCACCATCCCCTCGATGTGCGCGGCCGCCAAAGCCAACCCGTCCGCCCGTCCCGCCTGGTAGCTGATCTCCGGCGCGTTCCAGGACGGCGACAACTTCGACCGCTCGTTGAACGCGACGCTCTTCATCTCCGCCAACAGCTTCTTCCCCGTCTCCGTCCCCATGAAAAGCTTCCAGTTGCGCCCATCCCCCGGCGTCCATTCCAACTCAGGCAACTCCACAATCACCCGCTGCGGGTAGACCGGGGGAACGCATTGAAGCTCCTCGTATACTATACGTCTTATAGCTCTTTCAACGCATTTGAACATTTTGCCCCCCGGCTAGTTGCGGCGCGGACTGAGCCCCACCGACGATTTTCATTATCGCATCCGACAGTTCCCGGAGAGCCTCTTCGTTTCTCACCGCCGCGTCCTTCGTCCCCACGACATCCTCACCCATCGCCTTCATGGCGTTCCCGATCTCCTGCACCACCTGCGCGAGCTGCTGCACTTGCTGCCCCTGCTGCTGCATTTGTGGGATCATCGGCGGCACCCCGCCCCCGCCCTGCGTCGGATCGTAGACCAACTGCGACACCAAGCCGGGACTCAACGCCCCGACAAGCAACGCGGGGATATTCTCCGTCTTGACGTTGGGAAACTGCACCAACTCAGGAACCAGGTTCCGCAGCTCCGCCAAGTAGCGCATCGGGCTGGCCGTCTGGCACGTCCCCGCCGGAATCAACCAAAAACTGGCGTCATACATGCTCTTGTCGAACATCCCGGAGTTTTCAGGCGAACCAAAGAGAAACTCCACCTTCTCTTTGCCCATCCCCTGCCAGATCAACTCGAAGAGACGTTGCAATGGTTCGTTGAACGCCGCCACGCTGTTCGAGTTGAACATCCCCGACAAGTCCGAAGCCGTCGCCACTTCAGTCGCCGTCTTGGCCTCCCCGGCGAAACCTGGGCGGCTGGTGCTCAACGCCTGCCCTTGAACCCCGATCCGCTTCCTGGCGGCGTCCTCTTCCTGGTTGATCTCATAGTCGAACTGGGCGGGGATTTGCGGCATCTGCACCGGCTTCAACCCGTCCGGAAGAATCGACCCGGGCGAGAACCTCATGTTCCCGGCGTTCTGGATGTTGCCGGTGAACAGCGGGCTTTCATGATAGGACAGCGAGTTGCACTTGGCGTTCTTCGCGGCCGTGGCCGAAAGCTGGTTGTCGATGGTCTTATGGGCCGCGCCCCTGACATCATACCATTTCGAAGACCGCCCCTCGTCCCTGAACTGCACGAACGGCCAGACTCGATAGTCGGTGTAGGGGTAGTCCATGATCTCAAGGTCAGGAAAATCAGGCGACATCACCGTCACCCAACGCTCGGAGCCGGCGTATTTCACGCCCTTCTCGTCGCGCTCCCCGGCGGCAAGCCCGAACAGCCCGCCAGTCCCCGCCTTTCGCCAGTGGTAGACCTCCCAAAGCTCATACTCGGCGTCGGAGCGGAAGTCCCTCCCGACGGCGGGAGGGACCAGGCCGGAATCATGCTTCGCCGTGGCCCGCTTGACGATATCCTCGGTGTTCTTCCAGCGCTTCTCCAGCCCCCGGTCGAGCAGCTCCCGCTCCGTCAGCCGGATCACGTGGCAAACCCGCTCCGGGTCCTTCAACGAACTGGTTTCCCAAGGGACGATCACCTCGTAGGGGTCGATGGGCATGAACCCCATGCACCCCGCGTCCTCGTCCCAAACCCGCTTGGCCAACCCCATGCCAATGCAGTTCTTCTTGTCGACGATCTCCTCCAGCTTCGCCCGCACCCGCATCTTGCAGCGCAGGAACCAGTCGAAACCATAGGCCGCCTTCATCGCCAACTGCTCGTGCTCCGGCCTCATGGCCTTGAAATAGCACAAAAACTTGGCGTTGAATAGCATCGCCATCTCCTGCGAGGTCTTCTCGTTCACGGAGTTGTCGACGATTGGTACGACAAAATTGGCCGCCCCGGGGAAGGGCGTGGTTTTCTTCGGACGATTGGCGGAAATTCGCTTGTCCTCAAGGGCGCGGCAATAGGTCTCCCATTCCTTCCGGTCGCTGATGTCCCGGTCGATGGCCTCTTTCAGCCGATGCCTTACGCTTTTGTCGTCGTCTTCCATCCAAAGGCTCCGAACACGGCGATCCCTTCGGATCGCCAGCGGCCCTTGGCTATACGTAATCTAACCCGATCAGCGCAAATGTCAAGCCGTTTAAAAATTCTTTTCACTTGAACATGTGCATCTCGTCCATCCACCCCGTCCCGCCCTCCGAGCCCCGCCCTTCCATGAGCTTCCAGCCCTCGGCCTTCTGAGTCGCCAAGTAATTCCGCTTGCTCGGCATGTTATAGAAGAGCATCGCCAGAGCGTCCGCCCGGTCCGGCGAGTGCGGCATCTCCTCCTTCGGACGCAACGCCAGCTTCTGTTTCTCGTCCAGCTTGTATTTTTGCCAGGAGAACTGCTCCTTCACGTCCCCGTCCCGGTTCAGCAGCACGTCCCCCGCCGTCACCCGGCCCGACAGCTCGAAGAACATCTCCGTCCTGACGTTCCGGTAATACTTGGCGTTCTTCGGCCGCCCGCCAAAGTCGATCCGCCCCACCGGCCACCCCAACGCCCCCAACTGGTCGATGATCGCCTCCCCGATCCCCCCGTTGTCCGCCACGATCCACTCCGGCCGCAACTCCCACTTCCTGAACTCCTCCAGCAGCATCCTCGCCAAAATCGTCGAGTCCCGCTCCCGGAAGATCCGCTCATGGATGATCCGGTTCCCCTCCCGCACGTAGAACGGCTGCTCGTCCCCGCCCCCCGACAAGTCCACCGCCCCCCGCCGCTCCACCCCCCACTGGTCAAGCCGCCCCGACATCGCCACCTCGACCTTGTTCATGTCGAACACCATCTTGTCGCCGGCCGTCGGGAACTTGGCGTAGATCATCGAATCCACCAGGTCCTGCGGCAGCGTCCGTATCTGCTCCTCAATCACCGCCAGCTTCCCCGGCTCCAGCAAGTGCGGGCATTCCGTGTAAGGCACCACGAACGTCTTGTACTTCGCCGCTTGGCTGTGGAAGCAATCGTAGAACGGCCCCATCGGAGCCCCAGGGCTCGAGCAAACCAGCAAGGCGTCCGGTCTGCAACGCTCGACGGCGTCAAAAATCCCCTGGTCGATACTCTTCGCCTCGTCAAGCACCATCAGCAGGAAGCTCTTCTCGTCGAGCTTCAACTTCCCCTTGTGCCCCCACGACTTCGCCAGCTCGTCGAGCTCCTCCCCCCGACCGCTCATCGGCGAGTCCGGCGTGTGCCACCCCTCGAACTTCCCCGCGTCGTCGGTCGCGAAGCCGATGTACCTCGACCCGTTCGGCGCCGTCACCGTGTTCTTCGTGCACCTCCAGCTCGGATGCTCCTTGAGCAGCCCGTGCAAGTTCGGCACCAGCTGGTCCGTCACTTGCCGGCTGACGCCCGCCGTGCTCACCACCAACGCCCCCGGCCAGAGTTGCATCGCCGCGACGATCGTCGGCGCCACGGTCTTCGAGGTCTTGCCCCCCTCGTTGCAGACCACCGCCGCGGCCTTCCCGCCCTTCTTGCAGCAGATGTCCGTGATCTCCGCCTGCCACGGGTACTGCTCCACACCCAGCACGTTCTTAACGAACACCGACGGCGTCGCCAGCGCCTTCAACCCCTCGATCGCCATCTTGTCCATCGCACACCCCGTTTTGTCCATAAATTGTTTTTCGACTGTCTATTCCGAAAGCACCCCTATATGGTACCTTAATCCGGATTTTCCGCCCCTCCCCACCCACCCCCTGCCGACTCTCCTCGCCAGCCTCGACGCCCCCCTCTCACGCCTGCGAGATCATGCATGCCCTTGAGGCTGGCGACTACGGTATGGCTCCTATGCAGGGAACCATTATCAGCCTCAAAACAAGCTCAGTCGGTACCACCTAGTACCGTTTCGGGGTTTTGGATGAGTGATTTACCCAGCGCGAGCAGTTGGCTTCCACCTGCGGACATAGCGAGATCCTGCATGCTCTGCCCCTCGTTGGCGGGCGGTTTGTCGGTCCCCTGGAGCTTGATGGCGAGGTTGATGGAGTCGATCCTATCGCGCGCGGCGACAGCCTCGCTTCGTGCGATCTGCGACAAGGCCACCAACGCCTCTTGCCTGGTGAGGATGGTGGTGGCCTGATCCGCTTGGTACATGCGCTTGACGCGTTCGACCTCGTCGATGATGGCGGGAACCTGGCGTTTGCGGTTGGAGGCTTTGCAGAGGGCCGCTGATGTCATCTGGCCGGGTTGGTAGGCGCGAAGATAGGCTTCGGGTTGGGTGAGGGTGGTAGTGGCCAGGAGGAAGGCGAAAGCGCGGTCGCAATCGGTGAGGGGTGATGTTGGTGAAGGAGGAGGGGGCGGGACGGGCTGGCCTAGCGGCTTGACGCGCTTGGCTTCCTTGTCTTGGCTGATGATAGTTTCCAT